CAAGAGCTTCCATTAAATAATTCTGTATTAGCATAATAAGTTGGACCATTTTTTCCACCTGCCATAAGTGCTGCTGTAGAAACTCCTGTTCCTTGTACACTATCTCTTTGAGTATTAACATTTCCTTGAGTAGTCCAAGATGAACCATTCCAACTTTCACTACTATTTACTAAAGCAATTGGTGTTGGAGTTCCTCTATCTCCTGTTGCTTGCCATGCAGCTGTTTGCGATCCACCACTTGCAAAAGCCCATCTTCCTATATTAGAAGGTGTAACTGAAGTCCAAGCAGTTCCATTAAAAGTAATTGTATTTGTTGTTCCTAATCCAGCAGGTGCAGGGCCACCGTTTGAATCTCCACCAAAAGCTAAAGCTGCAGAAGTTATTCCAGCTCCTCCCATATCTCCAGCAGAATAAGGTAAAGTAGCAGCACTTGTCCAAACACCAGTTCCTGTATTTAAATAACCTTTTAATGTTCCACTAGAACTATTATACCAAATCTGACCAACCTCTGGATTCGATGGGTCTGAAGATAGGGACTGGATTGCAGTTCCACGTAGTTCTTTAAAGGTTGTCATTTCAAACCTCCTTAATTATTTTGGAGCAGCCAGCCCTGAGTTGTATCTACGTATATTAAAGTGAAACCAGCTCTTTCTGTTGCTACCGTTAAATCTGCAGCTGTTCCTTGAATATTTTTTCCGTTTCTTGCAACGGTTAAATTATTGGTATCAAAAGTTCCAGCGTAATCAATAAAAGAAATAAAATCTCCTAATACAGGAGAACCTGGAAGAGTTGCTGTAATAGCACCAGCAGAAGTATTAACAAAATAACCTTCTCCTACGTTTGCGTTAAAATTTCCTGTTTGAACTGCTTGCCAAGATGCTCCGCCTGCTGCTGGATCTGTAAAAGATGCTGTAGTTCCATCGGTAGATAAAACTTGTCCAGCAGTACCCATAGTGATTCCACCAAAAGAACCATTATCATTAAATTGAATTTGTTTATCCGATCCACCTGGAGGTGATGCTAATGCAATATCAATAATATTTGTACCGTTTGAATAAACAAATTTTTGTCCTTTATCTGCAGCTGCAAAAGTAACTCCTGTTCCAGAAACTGTTTTTACCTGTACTGTAAAAGAACCAGTAGTTCCGTTTTCAAGAACATAAATTTTTTCAATTGAATCTGGAATCGTTACAATTTGATTTCCTGTAATAGTACCAGTAAATTTTATAATTGCATTTCTACCATTAGACAAGAGACCATCTGTTATTGCAAGCGCTGTAGTTTGTGCTCCACCAGCAATAGATACTTCTTGATATCCTGCAAAGCCTTGTTGTATTAATTCTAAATTGGTATTTGTTTTGTCTCCCCATGTCCCAGAGTTTTCCCCTGTGGCCATTAATTCTAAACCTAAATCTGTATATGTAGATGCCATTTTATTATATCCTTATTAATAGTAATATTATAGTTTCATTACGCAGCAATATCAACCTCAGTCCAAACTACATCTAGTCCAGTATTGACTTCAGCCCACGCTGTAACTTTACTAGTTCCTTGTGTTATAGACATAACATTTCCAGTTACTATTACGTCTGAATTTGCTTGAATGGTGGTAGAACCTATATTTAAAGTAGCTGTTGTTCCAGTAGCTTCAGCTGTGGAAACAGCATCTACATCACCAATACCTGTGGTTAAATTTTGGCCTGTGGCTAGTACACTAGCATCTGCCTGTGTATTTTCATTACCAACATATATATTTAATTCTTGTCCTGTTATATCTACTAGAGTATTCAAATCTACAGAAACACTAGAAATACTAGTAGACAAATTTAAAGAAGAGGTGGTCACAGAAGCATCAGCCTGTGTGGTCACTCCTTGTATATCTATTTGAGCATCGATTCCAGAAGGAAAAGCATCTACCGTAATAATTTCACTTATTTGTCCAGTAGATAATGTTAAATCATGTTCAGCTACATTAACAAATATATTACCATTTGCTTGAATGTCTACAGTTCCAATTCCAATGGAAGCGGATACACCATCAATTTTTAAACCTTCTGCTTCACCAGAAGAAGTTTGTAAACTGTTTCCTGAAATAGAAACTTCTACATCTGTAAAGGCTGCTTCGTTTCCAATTGTTAAAGTTAATGAAATTCCTGTTACATTAACATTTGCGTCTCCTGTAATGGAAACAGAATTAATATTTGTTGTAACAACTTCGCCTGTTATATTTACATTTGCATTAGCTGCAACAGTTACTGAATTGATATTTGTTGTAAGTGATTGGCCTGTTACATTGATTTGTTGACCAATAGCAACTGTAGTAGAACCTACATTAGTAGAAGCGGTTATACCGCTAACCGTTACTGGAAGAGCTTCGTTCCAAGAACCTTGGCTCCAGGTACCTCGTCCCAACCAGTAACGTTAGCCATTTAAAGCCCCTTAACTAATTCGTAAGATGGCAGCTGTACTTGTATATGCTGGGAATTGAACCGTGAATGTACCTGCTGTTGCAGTTTTATCTCCACCAAAATCCAAAACACATACAGCAGCGTTAGCATTACTAGTATTATAAATTAATGCGCCTCTTGCAGTTAATGTTACACCTGTAAACGATAAATTACTAAAATTAGTGATTGCTGTATTTACAGAAAGTGAGGTTCCAGTATTTACTAATGCTTTTCCTCCAGCTGTATATCCTGCTGGTGAACTAGATTGTCCTCCTGTTGTATAGGAAGTAGTAGATTTTCCAAGAACCGCTGTACTTGTATATAAAGCTAATTTAAATTTATTGCCACCTGATCCTGCCGAATCAAAATCATGTTCTGCTTGCAATAATTCTTGTTTAAAAGAATTACAGATTGCGTTTGTTGTTATAGCCATTTTTTATTCTCCTTATTAATTTTTAAGATGGTGATGGTGAATCTATTTTAATTCTAGGAACTCCATCAATAAAATCATCTCTACGTCTTCTGCCCATTTGTTGTAAAGCAAAAGCTTGTATTTCTTCATTATACTTGTCTGAATATAGTTTGTACATATCTAAAGGTCCTTTTAGATAAGAAAAAGCTTCAGCTAAAACACCATATAATAAAATAGATTGCTGATGTTGTGATAAATAAGTATTATTACTTGCTGTAAAATGAGGGGGATCAATTATATAATTGATTTGTACTTGATAAGTAGAAGCTGGAATAGGAGCTACAACAGCAGTAAATTCATCCCACATAGCGTAGGATACAGGAACTCCACTAGCTCCAGACTCATTATATTCAGTAATATAAGTTTGGTCTCTTTTTTCTAAAAAATTTCTATTTCCACTAATAATTGTTTCCATACTTCTCATTAATACAAAGTCAGAAGGCATCGTCAAATATCGTTGTCCAGCAATAAAATTAGAAGTAGAATATTTTCTTAAATCATCATAATCTACTTTTCCAGCAACATTTAATTCTACATTGGTTAAAAACTGATCAATGAGAGTATCGGTTAATACCGTATCTCCCACTTCTGTGTAGTTTCTTATTTGTGTTAAAAATTGTGTATATGTTATAGCCATTATGATATTGTTATTTTTATTGTTCCTGTTTCTATTATAGCCTGTCTTCTAGTGTTTTGAATAGACCCGTTATCAGGAATCATTCCTGATGAATTAAAAGCAAAATCTCCTGGAAGCTCTAAACTAACGGTACACATGCCCTCTCCTCCAGAATCAGCTTGTACATTATTAACAATTTCTGGTTGTTGGAAATCTTGTGATCTTACATTAGCTAAAGCAACTGCATCTGCTTTATGATAAGGAGGATCTAATTGTGGATGTTTGGGTTCATATTCAGAAATATGTACCCACGAACCTTGCCATTCTTTTACCATTTCTGTGTAAGGAAAAGCCGCTCCAGAACGATCGGATATAGATAAAGATCTTTTTCCTCTTGCTTGATTTCCCATAATTAACCCGCTGGATAATAATTTTGAGGTGAAATATAAGATGAAGTTCTTTGACCGTCTTCTTCTAAGGCTCTCATCATTTCATCTTCATATAATTGTTTTAATAATTGAATTCTATCAGGAGCTATTTTTTGTGATAAGTAATAAGCAAGTCCTGCGCACATAGCTGGCATAAATCTGTAAACAATATCAGCAGTGTTAGTATACGCTCCCGCATCTTCAATTCTTCCAATGTAATAATATTTTAAATAAGTATAAGTAGTAGCATCAGGAGCCTGATATAAATAAACTTGTGGTGTTGTTTCTCTAGAAATATAATATTGTGAAGGTTGTCCAGTAGAGCCTTTATTGGGTAATGCAGCGTATGCAGACCTGTCTATTTTTGTTAATGAAACATCTTGAGTTGATGAGGTAACGCCTGAAGTAGTAGATATATAAGCTTCTAATACATCATTACAATCACTAGGAGCAGCATATTGAAAAGTACCAGCTGTTAAAGCTTGTGTTTGTAAAGTTACTTTCCATAAATGAACACCTCTGTTCCCCCAGTCAGAAAATAATAAATTTAATGATCTTCTAGCTGAACGTAAATCGTGACCAGAGTTAGTTCTTATACCACAACGCTCATAGGCTTCTTCTATAATGTCATCTATGGTTAAATTAAATGATGTAGTTCCAGAAGTTGCCATAAATCATGACCTACTTCTTTTTAGATTTTTTAGAATCTTTTTTTGAACCTACTTTTCCAGTAAGTTTGTAATTCTTTTTTCCGCCGCCCATTGGATAGACCATATTAAAATACTCCTTTAAAGTTAGTTCCTCTTATTGCACTTCCAGCACCTCGTGTTCTTACTTCAGAACCCATTGATGCTTTCATCATTTTACCTTTTTTAGCTTTCGCTGTCTGCTCTCCAGTTGTAACATCTGACTTAGATTTTTTGTCATAATATTTAGAAACTACAGCTGGAAGTATTCCTAAATTTTTAGCAAAACTCCTTGCTCCTTTAGATCTTTCTAATAAATCTGCTCCTATACCTAAAAGACCAAATCCTTTTGAAGCTTTAATTACTTTTCTCATACTATTTTAATCCTTTTACGATTATACAACTTCTTAGATTGTACCACCTTAGACTTATAACGTCTATCACTTAACTTTTTTGCTATTGGGTTTGATTTTTTTGCCATGTGTACGTTTAATAACCTTCTTATATTTACTCTTCCATTCAGAACCTAACCCTGGTTCTAATTGTCTGGCCATTTGTGATCTAGATATTACCATGGTGTATATTTAGTTTTATCCTCTTCTTTAATAGCTCGAAGGGACATATTTCGGTTCTCGCCTGAGTTCCATGAGACATGTACCCAGCCGCTATCGGGCTCACCATCTCGATAAAATTCGAGAATTAATTGATCGTATTCTAAATTATCTTTGACCCATTGCGCTAGGACTTTATTATCAACGCCTACTACTTCTATATCGGCCGCCTTACCTTCGGTATGCTGAGAAGTTATTTTAGATCCAATAGCAATACATAATTCTGCAGATCTATATCCTGAAGATATAATTACAGGTGCTTCAAAATGAGAACGAATAGGTTGTAATACATTTACACATAATGCTTTTAAATTATCTATATGAGCGGGAGAAGGATTGTTAGAAATTCCTTTTCTTTCCGCTGTTTGTGATTTAACTAATTCACTTAACTGGAAGTTTGCTGATAGTTTCATTAGTTTTAAGTTTATTACATTTACAATCTTTTAACAATAGACAGAAACCCACACAAACCCAATAAATACACCTCATATTTTTAATTTAGATAATTGTTTTGCAATAGTATCAAAATAGTTAGGATGTTTTTCTTCTTTAGTGGCACAACTAGTTAGTACTAATGTGCAAAGAATAATAATCCAGACAATGGCTAATAAATTTCTAATAGGTAAAGCTATGTTTGTGTTTTCGTTTAATTTCATAGACTATCTGCATTTCCACCTTCTTCTAGCTTGTCGTAATCTTGAATTTGGGTCTTTAGCTGCGTTGGGAAACATTTTCATTTGCCCTGCTGATCTAGCACAAAAAGATTTTCTTCTTGCAGCTCTTTTAGGACCTGGATTACTTTCTGTTACTGCTGTTTTTAATTTACTTCCAGGATTTTTTCTTCTGTAAGCCATAACTCCAGCTTGAGTCATTCCCGCTCCTGCTTTAGTAGACCTAAAATTTTTTTTATTTCTAGGAGGCATTCCTCCTTTAGCAACACCTACTGGCTTTACTTCTTGTTCTTCAACGTATTCTTGTAAGGTGCCGTTATTTTTACCACTTGGTAATTGTGAAATATTTGCATATTGATCCAAGACAGTTCCTGGTATAGCAAACGGATTTCTAGCCATTTAGATTACGGCTGTTGAGATACTAAGCCTGCTCCTGAATATTTATCTGTAAATACAGTATATGCTGTGATGTTTGTTTTAGTATGACAATAAATACCCTGTGGAAAAACAATTCCATCTTCTGGAAGATTTAAAGTATAAACATCAGTGTTAGGTACATCAACAGTTAATAAAACAGTACCAGTGCTTGATCCAGTTGATAATGAAAGAACTCCAGCGCCTCCTCCATCGGAAGCAACAGATATAGCTCTTAATCTAATTGAAGGGGCAACGATTGCAGTGGCTCCTGGAGCCGCATTTGATCTCGTTGCTTGAATATCACATTTAAATCCCATAATTCCTCTATTGTATCTTTAAATTGTGGGGACGTAAATACGCCCCCACAAAAGTTTTATTGATTATGCTCCTATAGAACCGAAGATTCCTCTAGGGTCAGACCAACCGAAGCTGTATCTTTCTCTAGCTTTAAATCTAACGTTTCCAGTATCAAAATCACCTTCAATGGCAGTTTTGATAGCGCTTCTTACGAAGTGCTTCATACCATTTGGTGCATCAGTAAGGATAAAGAAAGCATCAGTGTCAGTCAAGAAATGATTAACTCTGTAACCTTCTGGTACCATACCCATGTTCATCATCGCGTTGATATCGTTTTTAGCGAACGCGTTTGATCCACCAGGTGTAGTTGATAGAGGAGATTTTAAGATTCTCTCAGCAGTAAATTGTAATTCTTTTGGAATAATCAATTTTCTACCCATAGTAGCAATCTTTAA